TGAAAGACTAAAAGAAGTAGATGAAAACTTATGGCGGGTCTTTGGTGAAGGGCAACGGGGGGTTGCTACTGAAACCATTTTCCCGTCATTTAATATAGTAGACAAAGTGCCAGACAATGCAAATCTAGTTTCTTATGGCTTAGACTTCGGCTATTCAGCTGACCCGACAACATTGGTGTCAGTACACAAACACGACTTAGACTTGTATGTAGACGAGCTTATATATCAAAAAGGACTAACAAATCAAGATATTGGAAACAAGATAAAAGACTTGCAAATACAAAGAGGAGCAGAATGTTTTGCCGACTCGAGCGAGCCTAAGAGTATTGAAGAAATCTATCGAATGAATACTGGCATAAATATAAAGCCAGCTAAAAAAGGAGCAGACTCTATAAGAATAGGCATAGACGTTATGAAAAGACACAAGCTAAATATTACTAAAAGAAGTGTCAATGCTATAAAAGAATTTAGGAATTACAAATGGATTAAAGACAAGAACAACGAAATCACTAACAAGCCAATAGACGCTTTTAATCACGCCATAGATGCTGTTAGATATGTATGTTTGAATAAGCTCATGGTGTCTTATTCTGGCAAGTATTATATAAGCTAAGACAAAAAACTAACTTTTATATTTATAAAAAATGAAACAGATAAAACTAAAAGTTCCAACGAATTGGAACGACATAACTATCGAGCAATACCAAAAATTCATGGTTTTAGTAGATAGTAAAAAGAAGGAAAAGCAAAAGATGTTTGAAATGATAATGTTGTTTTGCAATGTAAAGAAAGAGGATTTGAGAGCGTTTGCGTTGGCTGATTTAGAAAAGGTTAGCTCTATACTAATGAAACTAACAAAAGATGATCCCTCAAAAATAGAAGTTAAAAGACATTTAGACTTCAATGGCACTACCTATTCTCTTATGCCTAAGATGTCAGAAATGACAACTGGAGAGTTTGTAGATTTAGAGAATTATGTTTTAGATGCTGTTGAAAATTTGCACAAAATAATGGCTGTATTGTATAGAAAACAAACAGCCGAAGTAGATAGATGGGGAAGGTATAATGTGGAGGACTATAATCCGACGCCAGAAAAACAAGAAGCAATGTTGCAATTTCCAATGGGAGAAGCACTAGGCGTTCTTAATTTTTTTTTTCATTTAGAAAAAACACTTATACAAGATTCTCGCAACTATTTGAGAAAACAGACATTGTCCAGAATAAAGGAACGAAGCAAGAGCGGAGGGTAACAACAGAAGACAGATACACTGACAAGTGGGGTTGGTATGCTTTGCTTTACGAAATGGCTGGAGGAGATATAACTAAAATAGATGCAGTCACTAAAATAGGCATCTATCAAGCACTAACGTTTCTTGCATATAAGCAAGACAAATTTATACTACAAAAGGAAAGACATGGCAACATCAGCAAATCAAACTTATAGGAATATGACAATACGTCAAATAATGACGATATTGTACGACATACAATTTAATCATAAAAACATACATAGTTTTTACACACGAAGTTTAGAAGAAGTTGACATTGTAAAAATGGACTTAAATCTGTTTCCATTAATGCACGCAACACCAGTCGGTGCAATTGTAGATGAGCAAACTATAACTTATTCAATCGACGTTTTAATAGCAGACCAAGTCAATGAGGATATTGAGGTTGCTGAATTATCACAAACTAGACGTCCATTAATTGACGCTTATTCTCAAACACTACTTACGTTAAAAGATGTTATAGCAAACTTTAGGCAAAACATACAGACTGGAAGTTATGTCGATGCTAGAATTGATATTGAAATGCCTTTAAGTTGCACACCATTTACAGCTCGTTTTTCTAACAGTCTTAGTGGCTGGGGTACGACGTTTAATATTACTTGTCAAAACACGAACAATCTTTGTGATGTTCCACAATCTATGAACGATGGCGTTTAGTAATTCCATACAAGTATTGCAAGGCTTTGCTAGAAAACAAGTATCAGACGCACAAAAGATTCTTGGAGGCTCAACAGACCTTGCGTCTAAAATTAAAGGCTCTGTCATAGGTAGCTTTGACAAGACGCCTATTGTTAGGTTTACCATGCCAGACTATGCTGGTTTTGTCGATACTGGTGTAAAAGGTGTTGGCTACTATTACGCAACAGATGAAAGTGGCAACAGCCAAAAAATTAAAGTTAGAACAAAAAAAACCTTGAATAGTCCTTTTGCTAATGCTATATTTGGTTTTAGAAATCAGCCAGCTTTTAGTGGCAATTATACAATGATACCGCCTAAAGCAATTGACAAATGGGTAGTAAAAAAAGGAATAGAGGGAACTAGAGATGACGCTGGACGTTTTGTATCTCGTAATAGCTTAAAGTTTGCTATTGCTAAAAAGATATATCAAAGAGGACTTGGACAAGGTGGAAGCTATCAATCAGCGGTTGGTAAAGGATTCTTTAGTAAACCACTAGCAGAAAACTTAGCTAAGATGAACATGGACTTAGGGCGAGCTTATGCACATGACTTAGCAAATGATTTAAAAGACAATTTAGTATAATATAAAAAAGAAAAACAATGGCACTAGGATCAATCTCAATAGAACAACAGCCAGTCCAAACATCAGACAAAGTTCCAGTTATAACAAATTGGACACCTATTGTTCCATACACTATAAAGCAAACAGACATTTCTGGCTTATTCTATTTTAAGTTTGTTTTAGAAATAAGATTAGACGACGCTACTGGAACGTTGCTAGGTAGACTAAAACAAAGACAGAATGGCTATACTACTGGCACATCTAACGTTTACACTACGTTTGATATAAGAAACATAGTCAACACACAAATAGAAAAGACTTACGCAGACCAGAACGCTACGGCATATCCAATTCACACATTAGGAGCAAACACTGGAGCGACTACTAAAATTTATAGCAAAAATTCTAATCAAGTTAAAAAAGTGTTTGTTAAAGCGTATCAGTCTTATGCGTCATCAGCAACAATTGTTCCGTCTTTTGACGATACGCCTAACGCTACTGATACTTTGTATTATATAGCGGCGTCTTTGCCTTTGCAAACAGCAAGAACAACTGGAGCTTATTTTCAAGGAACAGCGTTCCAAACGTATCAAATGCAAAACGATAACTCTAAATTTCTAAGTGATTTACAGCCTACATTTTGCGAAGAAACAAACAGCACTATAATTAGAACGCATATACAAGACGGAGATTATCACACACTAGCTTTCTTAAACGGCGTTGATTTGTTTAATGGTGCAGTCCAAAAAATTACAGTTAAATACTATAATGCAGACGGCACAGCAAATGGCTCTCCGTCTTCATTTACTAACAGCTCAACAGCTGGTGGTGCTGTTTCTGATTCTGGAGCAACTATAAGTTTAGCAGAACACTTGCTATATTTTGGTTGTGGTGTTGCTAATTTAGAAGGTTACGACGACGGAGGCTCAAACGCACATCGTCCGTCTAATCACTCTGGCTGGTCGTATTACACAATACAAGCTACTAACACAAATGGAGCTGTTTTTCGTTCAGCTATTTATTATTTTATAAAACAAACAGCAAGTTGCAAAGGCTTTAAATCTAGGAGATTAGCATGGACAAATAGCAAAGGCGGATATGATTACTTTACTTTCAACATGAAATCAACACAAACTTTAGACGTCACAAGGAACACTTATGGCAAATTAATAGGAGACTTTAACAGCACAGAGTATTCATATCAAAATTATGAAAGCTCTAAAAAAGTTAGAGAAGTACAAGCAACACTTAGCGAAACTCTTAACACTGATTATATCACAGAAGAAGACGCACAGCTTTTAGAAAATCTTATAATGTCAACAGACGTCTTTATGGTACAAAATGCAGACACAGACTTTACTGTTCCAGTTATGGTTACAGACAATAAGATAGTTAGAAAAACTGGAGCTAACAATAAAGTTAAAATTCAATACACTATTAAAATAGAATATAGCAATCCTATAAACACCAATTCATAATGGCAAAGCTAAGATTAGTAGCATATAGAAAAGAATCAGTGGGCGTGTCGGCTGTTAAGCCATACGAATTAGACTTACAAAAAGAGCCTAATATTTCTGTTAATTATCAGTTTGACGACATTAAAAATCCAGAAACAAAAAAAGCAAGTTTTACACAAACGTTTAAATTGCCGTTCACTGACCGCAACAATGAGTTTTTTCAAAATTGGTACGAAGTAAATCTACAAACATTAGTTTATAATTCTCGAACAAGATTTGAAGCTGTATTGTATTATGGCACAACACCGCAATTTGAAGGACTATTGCAACTAAAGTCAGTACACGAAAAGGCTGGAACATACGAAGTTGTGATTGCTTCTACTGTTATTAATTTATTTAATGTCATTGGAGAGAATAAACTTAAAGACGTTTTTAAGAATGATGACGGAACTTACTCGGACGAATTTAATCATTTGTTTACATATACAAACGCAACAAACAACACGCTTTATAATTCATGGGCTGGCACATTAACAAACAAAAGTGGAGTGTCATTGCAAGATACTGACGCTGGCGTTTCTAAAGTTCTTTATCCTTTGTCTTTTACTATGGAGGGTGCTTATTGGAAAGACACAGAAAATGCTTTTATGAACATGGCTACTCCAGCAAATGCAGAAAACTCATCACAAAAAGCAACACCTATGCAACAATTTCGTCCAGCGTTGCAACTTAAAGCTATACTTAATTTGATATTTGCTAAATCTGGTTTTAGCTATACGTCAGCGTTTATTGACGGAACTGGCATATATGCTAGTGAAAAGTATTTTAGTAAGCTATTTATGACAACTGGAAGCGATTTAGAAACAGCACATCCAGCTGTTGAAACATCGTCCACTGTTCCATTAGAAGAATTTTTTGGCAGCAATACAGCACAATGGGGAAACATTACAATAACAAACACAGATGTTGTTGACGTGCTTCCAGCTGTTCTATGGGAGTCAAATTATTTTGGAGACAGTAATCAATTTAATCAGAATGGAGTTTATGACACTACATATAATACTATAACTAGAGTTAGTTTAGGCATGACGTCTATTATGTGTAATACACATTTTGTATTCTCTAATGTAACGCAAGCCATTTCAAATGTAGATGTTTTTGTAAAAACTCAATTAGTGCGTTGGGATAGCGACACAAACACACCAGACACAGACACAATCTACGCTGAAACAGACACTATTTTTGATAATGTTGTACTTGCTAGTAGTCAATTAGTTTTTTTAAACTTTGATTTATACCAAATGCCAGTTGGAGCTAAAGCAATTATAATGATACGTCCATGCAATGTAAAAAAAAATGATGTGTCTTTTTCGTCACTTTTTAGTGCTAGCTTTTATCCGACAAATTTAGGTATTGACAGTTTTCCGTCCGATTTATATGGTTTTTTATCAATAAATTATGATAGTAATTTTACAAGTATTTACAGTGCAAACGTAGATGTTCCAGCTTGTATTCCAGACACTATTACACAGAAAGCCTTTTTAAAAGATATTATACAACGTTTTAACTTAATAGTTACTACAAATCCAGATGATCCCTCAAACCTAATTATAGAGCCTTACAACGACTATATAGGCTCTGGAGAGACAA